GGTTATAGGGTTGCAGTTTTCCTTGAGCATCATTGTAATATTTGTCAAGCTGCTCTTGCGCGGCTTTATAACCCCTTTCTGGGTGTAGAAAACTTGATAGCCAGCTCATAACATCTCCTTATGGGTATGCGCTAGTCGTAAATTTTACCAGAGCGCCGTTTTGCATCCCTACATAAACGTTTAAATCTGTATCGTAAAGAATCATCCCGTTCAAAATTGTTCCTGCTGTCATCATGTCAGCTATTTCGACGGAGGTATAACCACGAGCCTGGAGTAAATTAAAAGCATTTTGAATGTCTTGTATGTTTTCATTGAGAACGTTTACTAATACAGCCAGCCATGTCGCAAATGGGTATTCAAACTGACTTCCAAGAACGGGAGCGGCATCAATTCGGTCTAAAAATATAGTGGCCATCAGTTCGCCCCTCCGCTTGCACGTCGAGTATTGCGTACTGCTCCTAGTATAACTATGGGAGCAGAACTAACACAAACTAACCGGTAACATCGGTTTCGACTAATTCCGAGCTCATACCAGCGCATACGCCATCGGTATTGACCTAAAGGACTAAATTCACGTAAATCAGCAGTGAGAAAAGATACTCCGCCATCATCAGAATAATATAACTCAATATGAGGCTTAAATAAGGCACAATAATGGTTGTCATCAAATGTAGGTGTATTTGACCCTTCTGCAATAATGAATTTATCATCTTCTGTAAGCATGTAAATTGGAACTTCTGGAGTAGAACGCTCATCAACAATAAACTTGGTATTAAGAAAAGGCGCACAGCTACGATAAAACGTTTTATTGCCAAATACAAAGTCAATCTCGACATAATCATCTATAAATTCCGAGTAATCTTCCTGATAAATTTGCTGTGTGACCAGTTCATACCGCATCGGGAATTTTAAAAAAGCATCCGCCGCTTGGGTATCGGGCTGCGCAGGATTTCGCAATTCATTATAGTAAATATTTCCTGCCATCTCGTAAATAGCGGGATCGCCTTGGACTATAACCAAATGTCTGCTATTAAAATAAATATGCTTTTGAATCCGGCAACGACTGCCATTTAATTCAATTACTCGACCCCATGTCTTTGTCTCAAAATTATATTCAATGGAATTGGCGAATGTTGTAGGGTCTAAAAGCTGTGTATTGTCATAAATTCCAGCGGAAACCCTATAAAATACGGTGTTTTCATACTGGTATAGGAATCCATCGGATGTAAGCCGTAAGAATGGGCTTAACCCGTCATCATCTTCGGTCGAATTCTCAAGCAATATATTGATAGCCTGGGTTGAAATATCTACCGGCTGACCACCATCAGAAGCCATAAACGATACGAGGCCATTTGAATTTTTACCAAGCCATACCATGCGGCCAAAATCAACAGACAGACTTAGGGGATCAGCAATTCCATAATCCCAGTTGTATGAGGTATTAATTTTCCACGGAAATTCACGAGTAACCCCAGCAACAGTAATTTGCGTGGGAATATTTGCCCAAATATCAGTCGTAAAGTCGGTAAATATGTATAATTGACTGTGTAATACTGCATAAGATCGTACAATTCCAGAAGAGCTGAAAAACAGGGCGAATCCAGCTCCTCCGTCAGGAATTGTGAAAATCTTAGCCGGATCAACAGGGGGAGAGCCTCCCAAGTTAATCTGAGTAAGATAATTTATCGGCGTGTCTGCTTGACTGACAATAAACCGATTGCCAAACGCTGCCACATATTGCGGTTTTGTTGGCGCATTCGTGTCGGTACACAAAGTCATTGTGACTGACGTACCTATTTCAGTGATTATATAAACGCTTGTACCATTGGTGAGCAACGCATAAACAGCCGTATTCACAGGCAAATAGGCAAACCATAATGTGCCCGTTAATGATATATTCCCAAGTATTTGAGGATTAAAAAAACGGTCGTAGGCTATAACCTGAGTACCTTCGATAACATACATATAATCAATTGTGCGAAACTCGTCTCGTGGTTCAGTATTATAAATAAGACGGTTTTCATTCAAAAAATGTACGTGCTTTCTTCCCATTGCTGGATATAAAGCTTGTTGTTTTTTTCCGCTGTCTACCTGGATTCCATACCAATTCGCACAATCCATAGAGCCAAACTGCGTAAATCGCTGGACATCGTAGTAACAAAATATAGGTAGAGATTGAATAGGCATTATATCCCTGCCCTGACACGCCATGCGCCATTTAAGAGGGATTGTTCATCACCAGTAATGGACAGATTTATTTCACTGGTTGATACCATAATGTCATAGGCTTCTTCGTAGAATTGTTCCAATTTTGGAGTCCAGGCTTCGGCTCGTCCTTTGTACATACAAACGTCACGTGCACAGGCGATCAACAGGAATCGAATAAAATATTGAGGCAAATTCGACATGTCAGAGTCTTTTGTATATTCGGATAATTGAAATTTCCCGCGGCAAAAGAAGTCAAAGAACTGAGAAGGTGCAGGGTAAAGCTGAATATCAACCCATTCAGTGTTAGGAAATACAATCGCAAAACGTGGTAATCCTTTTAAGGGCTCATACTTCCAAGCCGCCAGAAAATCGTCTCGTGATTTATCAATCAATGGGTACGTGACTCCTGATAAAATTAACCAGGCATTATCAAGATTTGCAAGTCGTCCTTGTTTGATAAATACAACGCCAGGAACAATCACAGGCTGAGTAAATGTGAGTGTAGATGAGCCCGTAATTGTGGCACTGTTCGTTAAGGTAATCAGATTCCCATCAATGCTCAAAATAGTTGTTGATGCGGGTATTCCGTTACCAGTGACTAAATCGCCCACACTGTAAATCGTGCCATTGGCTACGGTAAACGAGGGTGAAGCTGTGGTTAAAACCACTAATTCTGTGACAATCGTGTCAGTGGGATAATTATTATCCGTAAATCGAATCGTAGTTGTGCCGTTAGTGATAGGACAATCAAGAGTCTTTGCAATGGTTAACATTTGCCCGTTACCGGCATAGGCTTGCATGAGCTGATTTAAGACCTGTAAACAGAGCTTTTCATCATCACCATGAAGAGGTGTTGTCGGATTTGAGGCACTTATCAAACGGTACATTTGAAAAGCGAAGTCTCGGAATGTGTAGGCCATTATTCACCTGTTTCGTTAGGTAAAAAATCCTCTTCAATTAGTCCATCTACAACCATCAACTTTTCTGACTCAGTTTTAACAGGTTTTTTTCTTGCTGGTTTTTTAGCAGCTTCGGCTTCTTCTTTGCTCGCAAACCATTCATCACTATGAGTAAATAAATCGAATTCATCGAAGGATTCAGCAATCTTTTGACGGCCATCACTTGCAAAAATATAAGCTCTAAAGCCTCGACGTGGCACTGCTCGTCCTAGATAAGTAACCATCTCTTCTGTTTCTTGTACGTGCATCTTTAACCCCTTGTATAAAAAGAGTGCTACCCTCACGAATGAGGGCAGCAAGCAGTTTTAGGACATAATCATCACAGCAAACTCAGGGTTAATTGCGACACCGCAAATAACGTCGATACGGTCTAACTGTTCGTAGTTTCTGATGTCCGCACCAAGTGAGTACGTCATAGAAAGTTTGTACAAGTCAGAGTAACGAGTTACCGCTTCAACACCGCCGCGAAGTTCTTTGATAGGAGGAGCCGCAAAGACTACCGCTTGGGTATGGTAAGCAAGTGATACGTTATGAGATGCATACAGCAACATTTGAGTCGTATTAGGAATCGCGGCAGAAATGTTTTGTCGAGCGCCATCAATAACGATTGTTGGGTTAACAGGAATTGTTGCAGTCGAGCCGTTAGCAGAAATTACCTGAGCTGTTACTACGAACTGAGCAGGAGCTTCGTAAATGGGTTCATAAGTCAACGGATTGACCATGTACACACCAGCGGCTGGATCAACCTGGATAACGTCACCTTTTTGGAATACCACAGTTCCAGGCGCTTGGCCTAAACCTGTTACAGCGATAGTATTTCCATCAACAATTGGACCATTTGTGACCGTTCCGGCCAATAACATACCAGCAGGAGGTGATCCGCCTAACTGACCAGCACCAGCGATTTGACGTTTTAAGAAGTTAGTCTTGAAGAAGTCAAAGCCAGATAAATGACCAATGAAGCCGTCAATCAAAGCGCCAGTATTAACAGTGCTGTTGAACACGTTATACAAATCATTGTTCAAGTTGGCAGATACACGAGGAGGAACGGCAGCGTAACGTTTGCCATCTTCTGGTATACCAAGCTGAGTCATCAAAGCATCAGCACTTAAAATAGTGTTGAAGTCTACGGGAACGCCAGGAGTACCAACGGATTGATATACTTGAGTCTGGAATTCATCAGCAATGAAGTTTTCAACCAAGTTAGCAAGTCGTTTCGCACGAGGAGCATTCGCCATTTCCAAATAAGGTTCATCTCGCGCCCTATCGAATGTCAGGTTGAAACCTGTGTATTCAATCATGGTACGGAATTGCTTAGTAATAGAAAGGGGTCGGATGACCTGTACACGCGCTTCGGCTGTAGCTGTAGCACCTTCACCGGCTAGGTATCTTTCTTCCAAGCGGTAATCAAGTGTTTGACCAGTTGCAAAGCGTAGGTTTTTAAAATCTGATTCAAGATTTCGGTTTGCGGTTCTAGCAAATGCTAGACTGTTCCAGAATCGGACGAACACGTCGTCCAATACATACTGGGTTTCTCTAAAGACGTTAGCCATTGTTCTATCTCCCTGACCGAACAAATGTTTATTAATTACTCAAGCATCATTGCTCAAGTGCCTAACTACCATTTGTCCGGCGGAAGACTAGATACACGCCACTACTAATTTATAACTTTGGCTGACGGATGGCCGATACACGTCTGTACTGCGATTAAAAACATCTTAGAACGTGATTAACAATCTGTCAAATGAGCTATCTACCCCTTTTTTGATTCAATTGCGCCTTTCTTTTAGCATCAGATTTGGCAATTAAATCCTCAATAGACTGCTCTTTTTTCTTGGTATTTACCGGCATTGAGCCATCTTCACGAGTTTTACTAATGGGTTTTGGTGCTTTTGTTCCTGGAGCTGCTTTTCTCATACGCTCCTCAAGTCTGCCCATTTCCATGATTTGGACTGCGGGATCGGAAATATTAGCAATGCGCTGTAATTCTGCCGGTTGCCGTTTACTGGCTGCATAAATAAACGCTGCCGGATCGGCCATTCCACGTAAAGCATATGTCATGGGGTCAGTGACAGGTTGAGCGCCCACTACATCCCTAAAATCACTAAAGCGCCCCATTCCACGGGTAAATTTGTCCTCAAACTCGGCTTGATGGGCTTCATCTCGGGCTTGTTGCTGTTGTTGGGCTTGTTTTTGGCCTATCTTAGATACTGTTTTTTCAACAAACTTCTCTAGTTGACCTTCCCATGACTCGGTTGAATCGGGGTTGTACTCGAATTCCTGCGCTTGTTGAGCCACTTGTTGCTGCGTAGGCTGTTGACCCTGATTATTACCCCGAGCAAGCCTTTCACGAATTGCTTTATTAATGCGCTCGTTAACTTCTTCCTCAGTATACGTTTTAGGAGGCGTCTTAGCATTTCCATAATCGTCATATTCTGGTTCCTTCTCTTTTGGTTCATCTTCTGGATCATCGTCCGGTTCATCATGGTCAGGTGATTCTAATTCTTTTGTCTCTTGCTCGGGTGAATCAATATCACCATAAGAAACGTCTGGCGCTTCTTCTGGCTCATCGTGCCGGCTCTCGGGTGTCGGCGGTGTTTGCGACGAAGTGCCGCCCATCAACATATCATCAATGTTTCCAAATTCTGTAGCCATTTCAACATCCCCTGTTTATTTGTCCACTGAACGTCCACTGAACGTCCACTGAACGTCCGTTTATTGAATCTTATGGGTCAATATTTTCACTAAATTATCAGCGTGTGCTATTGACTCATCACTTTGTGTGCGTTGTGTTTCAGCGAGATAACGTAGCTCCTGCTCTTGTATATCGCCCGCAACCACCAGTTTTTCCGTTTCTAATTTTTGAAGTGCTACTTGTGCGTCCATCAGTATTTTTTGTTGTTTTAGTCGTATCTCCTCCTCTTTTAGTTGTAATTCTTTTTGCTGCATTGCCATTTGTTGCTGTTGCATTTGCATTTGTTGCTGCATCATCATTTGTTCAGGCGTGGGCTGACCGTTTTCATGCGGCATCTTTCCGGTTTTTCCTGCTTCAATGATTTCAGGCGGCACAATTGTTTTTAATCGGTTCTTGATTTCGAGGTTGTTAGAGAGCGGTAGATTGTCTGCGTACAAATCGGCAACGAGTTTGAATGTTTCGGGGTCAGCCTGTAATACTTCCCGCAATGACTGCAACGCTTCCGCTTTTTGTCCTTCGTAACTTGGTCCTGCAATAAGTCTGACTTCATAAGTTCCCTTTCTGATATCGTTTTCAATCAGTTCCCCGTATTCATCCATTTGTTTGTTTACAGTGATATTTTTCATTCCTTCGTCTGGCATCATCAGAGTGATAACCCGCTCAGAGTCATAAACGCGCGGTATCATTTCGTTAACGATAGAGCCACCGGTTGTAATGGCGCGGTTTACTGAATTGAAAAATACATAGGTTGAATAGGAGCCTTGACGGGTACGGGCATCAATAGCGCTGCCTGACACTTCATTGCCTTGTTGACCGAGCTGCGTAGGATATAAACCGGTTGCCAGGTACAAATCTTGTATTGCAATTTCGTATTGTTGCAGCAAAGAGGCGGACAGCTCAGGCGGTCTTAATTGCTCAGGTTTTGCACCGCTCGGGCTTTCATCATAAGCAAGCAAACCTTGTACGCTGTTTGGGTCACGCCAGTTTCTTTGAGTGTCCAAGCCTTGTACGTTCTTCTTGCTGCCTATGAATTGGTCATAACGGGATATCTTGAGGATAAAGGCGGATTGTGTGCGAATGTAGTTGATATAGCGCTGCGTATCGCGGCAATCGCCAAAGAATGAGCGGCAAATCTGCTTACCGTTTTTGTCGTAGTAGCTGTTTTGATCCATGAATACAACGGGGAGCTGTTCGGCTGGGAATTCGCCATCTTCCAGGATGTAATCACCGGCTATCTTGTAATGCCATATTTTGTATGATTTAAACTTGCGCTTATCTTCAATGCGTACCGGCTCGCCATCATCCCAAAGCGTCATCATGTCGTAATCTTCCTCGATGGGAATCTCTTCAACTTCTTCGGCATTGGAATCGCCCATACTGGCTATTCCTTCGGCTTCCTTGTCCTCGTTTGGCATCATTTGGTCTTGATTGTCCATGCTTGGCATCAAATCCATGCCTGGCATTTCTTGACCAATTGCGGCGGTTAAATCTAAATCATCACGATTCTGTTAGAGCTTGGCATTCATTTCGCGTGATTTTTCTATCAGCTCGTCAAGTTCTTCCTGGTTGTATGTTTTGCCGTTGGATAGTTTATAAAGCGTGTCGTTTTCAAACTTGCGTTTAAAATGGTCAAGTATGGTTATTGCTTCATTATCTGCCCAGGTAAAAGGATCTTCCCCTTCGGATGGTTGAACGGCCAGGGCTATATCTTCGGCGCTGGCTGTTGGACTCATGGTCTTTGATATTTTTTCTTCGAGGTCTTTTCCGTACACTTCGCGGAATTTCTCGCGGCTCATGCGGGTGATATAACCGCAGTGCATACCGTCTGTTTTGTTGGGAGTCTCCGCACTGATATCAAAGTATGTACGGGTTGCATCTTTGAAGTGACCGTAGCAAATATCCAAATCAAACGAGCGCTGATGTGTGTAATCTGTACCCACATAGAACGCGCTATAACCACCAATGGCGGCTTGACCGGCTGCAACCTGGTAAGTAATCGTTGCATCAGTTGAAAACATAATGTCTTTGACAATTAGTTCTCGCAGATGGGCTGTATTCTCATCGCAATTAGTCATCGGAACGACTTGCAATTGCGGGGTATTTTGTTGCTGTTCGCCCAATAAAGAGTTCGACATAGCACCGAGTTTATTAGCAACCATCGGCACTTTTCGGAACGTCTTAATCATGTCGTCCTCTTCGTCAGCCGTCCACTGTTGGCCGAGTACAAAGGAGTGCATCTCGTGGTATTGGTCTATGTTGAACTTAAACCCTTCACGAAACTTTTCACAAGCTAAACGCGCTTCATGCGCGATTTTTTCCGCTTTCTTGGCCATAACTAAATCCTTTTAGTTGTGTATTAAATTAATCGCCCTGCTGTTCTCTCCGGTATAATGTTGGCCTGGTAAGAAGATGTGCCCGCGTGCTGTCCGTAAGCGAATGTGAGCATTAATGAGTCGGCTTTATCTGGGCTATTCATGCCCCGCTTTCTCGCATCTTTCTTGCTTTCAATCACTAAACGCCCTGAGCTGTTGTAGTCATAGCCCAAGCCGCAAAGCTCTTTTTGTAATTCTGGATCGTCTGGTATTTGTACGGGCATATCCTGGTTTAACCATTCCCGCATTTCATGCCAAAGTTCCGCGCGAAGGTTTAAGAATTGGTCAGGGTTATTTGCAGCTCTCGCCACATTCACACCAACCACACATTCGTAACCCATTTCGCATAATCTATCGACAACGCCCGCGCCAATGCCAATACAGTCTATAAACATCTTGTGAGGCCGCTCTTTATCAATAATCATTTTGAGCTTGCCCACGAGCTGCATTGTGTCTAATCCTTGATACGTTTCGCCCTTGTAAGCTAAACGGCCACGGCGACGGATAATTGCACTTTTATCTTGTCCGCCCCTTGCAGGGTCAACACCAATTAACAAGGCTGATGTTGATTCAACCTGGTTCTTTCGTGCTTTCTGTACCGGTTCCACGGTGATAAATGTATCCGTAATCGAATTTAAAAATGCCTCTTCGTCTGTGAAGGGGTATTCTTGACTAAAACCTTTACACTTTTGCCCATAATCACCGTCAAAGTCTGACAGCTTGTTACGTCTCCATGCTAAATGTCTCGCGGTCAATCCATCAGCCGCATACAACAACATCCAGTCTTTTTCCTCGTCGGTGAGCGTCATGCCCTCCGCGCTGCGTGTATATTCATCTTGCCAATACCAAGGCACAAAGATGTTTATATAATCCGATTTACCCTCTTTGGCATCCTGCCAATCAAGATAAAAGGCGTTAGCAATACCGTTTGCTGTCGATTCTTTTATCTTTTCTGTTCCTGGTATATCGGCAACCGTTTGTTCTATCCCTCGCTTAATCTCAACGTGGTTGTCATAAAAGGCATACTCAGACAAATGCATTAATTGATTCGTCATCGAGCGGCCTATCTCTTTACTGCCCGCAGTTCCTACTCGATAACCAGAATTGAGTTTATTAAATAGCAACTGGTTCTCGTTGTCTTTGTCGGGCTTTGGTGCAAGGCCAGCGGGCAAATTGTGGTTGTATCGCTTGGTCATTGCAAAAAGGCTGCGTGTCGCGTCTCCCATGTGGGTCAAAATAAACGCTTGTGTGCCTGGGAGTGTGAGCGCTTTATGGAAATAGCGGCCAGAAATGTACGTGCTGATACCTTGCTGACGGCCTTTTAAAATGTTTGCTCTCACATATCCAAGCGCCAATAACTGCGCCTCTAACTTACCATGTACATATTTTTGAGCGCGGTTAAACTCAAATGCTGTAAGTTGCCCTGACTTATCAGCTATTTTAAAAAAGGATGGTGCAAACTCTTCCAGGTCGTAAACATTAATCATGTTTTACCTTTAGCTCACCTGATATAATTTTCTCCAAAACAGACACAGCATTGTCTTGCTTGTCGTCTTTGTCTTCTGTGTAGTCATCACGAAAGCGGTTTTTCATGGTGAAAATCCACGGGGCAGCGCCAAACTTCTCGTAATTTCCTTTTATGCCATCCTCGCCCATTTGTTCCCAAACGGCCTGGGCTTTCTGCAATCCCTTCTCTAATGCTTCTTTGAATTCGGGGTGCGCGTCTCGCCAGTCATAAAGTGAT